ATTTTAGAAATAACTTTTCCATCATAATATTTGTTTGTCATAATTCTACTGTTTTCAATATATGGAAACTTACCTAAAGGATTATTCCAAGTAGTTCCAAATGCACCATGAGGAAATCCAGAATCCATCCATTTATTCGTTTTATCCAAAACCTCATAAAAGTCTTTTTCTATCATAGGTTCTTTTTTAAGTTTACCATCATCTTTTTTGTAATGTCTTAAAAATTTTAAATCATCATCTAAAATCCAAAATCGTGATTGTCTATTAACAGAAAACTCATAAGTTATATCTCTTATTGTTTTTGCAAATCCTATATTATTATCACTCACGACAAAAATTTTATTATGTATTTTTTTAGCTTCAACCTCTTCTTGTGGTTGCACTACTAGTGTTACCTTTTCTAATAAACTATCTGGAATATTGGAGAGTGTGATTTGAGAGTTTAATCTTTTAAATGTGGGAATTACTAATTCTACCATATATATGACCAAATCTTCTTTATCTTTGACAATAGAGTAGGTTTATCATATATTCCTAGAGTTTTATCAATATCAGTACAATCATCATCTATATGAGTTATCTTTTTCCCAAATGGTCTTTTACATACAGGACATATATGTTCATCAGTTTTATCACCAAGAATTACATCAATTGTGTTTTTCATTTCTGTGAATGAAATATAATATCTTTTGATTTTTTCAGAAATATAAGTGGCTGTATCTACTCCATCATCATATAATAACCATACTTTAACCTCTAAATTTTCAATAAGAAATTCACGAAATTTGTGATTAAATTCATTATCATCAGTATAATCTATTCCTAAGTTTAAAAGTAAATTTTTAATATCTGATAAACCACCACAATCTTTTATACCACTTCCAAATCTTGCTCCTCTACCAGCAGTTTGTGTTTGTCTTTTTGTATAAGGTGCAGATATAGATTTTTTATTCATTTTTGGTGATGTTGCTAACATTACAATACTTTGAATATATGGTATATCGTACCCTCTGGTTATTAAATTACAAACTCCTATTGTATCTATTTTTTTATTTTTTATTTCTTCTTTATGTATGGAAAGAATTGCACCTTTAACTTTTTCTGGAGTGCTATGTAAAAATATTGGATTTATATTATCATATTTTTCTAACTCATTCATAAGTTCATTTGGAGTGATAAATGATTTTGTTTTATATTTTCCTTCTTTTCCATTTTGGATAAGATTAATTTTTTGATGGTCATCAAAAATAGTAGAAAACTTATTTTTATCTACGTTAGGATAAAATTTTGATACATTATTAATAAGCCAAGATTTTCTTTTATTAATTGTTTCTTGTTTATCAATTCTCCATTGTATAGAATCTTTAACACAAACTTCCCAATCCCTTTTATGATACAGTTTTGGTTCAGCAAACCAAGAATTAAATTCAACATTTAAGTGTTTCATTTCATAAAACTCATCTTCAGATACTAATCTTTTCCATAAAGATTCATCAGATACATATTTTTTTAATTCATCAGTAACTATACCATGTTCATCTACATTAATAGTTTCTTCTTGTGTTAATGCTATAGGATTTCCTGCTTCTCTTAAAAGTTGAGCTTCACTATTATGTGCATTAAGTGTTGTCCCAGATACAGCAAGAAAATAAATGCAGTTGTCTTTATACTTATCGAACATATCTATAAGATTTATAGCATATAAACTCCCACCCAGTTCTGTAGATGCACCAGATTCAAAAGCTTGTTGTTCAGCAGAATCAAATCCAGCATAATCACCTTCATCTCTATCCAAACACCACATGAAACCTTTTTCTTTACCTTTGATCATCAAATCATCAAATTTAGATTTACTACTTTGACCAAACATTTTGTTGAGTGTGGTAAATATTACGATATGATTATACTTAGCTAACACACTAGATGAATTATCCAATAGATAATTCAAATCAACATCACTTCTATTAATCCAGACATTTTCTCCGTATGGAAATTCTTCTTTTTCTTTGGGTGGGAGTCTACTTATAAATGTATCGTAAGGACTTGCCATTATTGTAGTGCAAAAATGTATTGTTTTTTGATTTTTGTATTTTTTAAGAACCTCTGGAACATTATAGTTCACAATAAGTTCTGTTTTCCCAAAATTACATGGTAATTCCATTTGACTTCGAGTTGGTACAGTAGCATTTAATACATTATCTCTATATATTTTTGCATATATTTGTTGTGCTGGTCTTAATTTAATAATCTTTCTCCATAATAAATTTAGATTCTTTGTATTATACAATAAAAATAATTAATTGTCAATACCCTTCTCGTTCAAATCTTTTCAACATATTTTTTCTGACTCGTTTCGTACCCTCTGCTTTTTTTCTTGATCTTTTTGCAGAGGGTTTTTCAAAATAACGATTTTCTTTCATTTCACGAAACACACCTTCCTTTTGGAGTTTCTTTTTCAAAACTCTCAAGGCTTGGTCTACGTTATTTTTTCGGACTTGTACTAGAACCATCTAGTCGCTCTCTGTACCACCATAACTCTCGTTTAGAATTTGTTCTACAGGAGCACCATACTCATCATTGAGTGTCATAAGTTTATCTTTTGCAGTAGCCATCTGGTCTACTAACTTATCCATTTCTTCAAAGTGTTGTGGGTGTTCCCCTATACCAACTGCATTTTTCAAATAGATATCTAAAGTAATTTTCGATTGTTTGTAATCTGCTTCATATCTCAATCTCAAGGCATCTAACATTTTCTGTTTCATAATAATATTCTCCTTACTCTTCTCGTTTTTTACCTATGTTATATTTCGTTTCAAGTATCCATTCATCTTTCTCTTTAAACGAAATTATTTTTATTTGACTCAATGGTGCAGTAGGTGTAGAGTCACCTTTGACTTCTACTAAACCCCAATCACTTAACAGATTTGCAATTGTATTTCTTCGTGCAATATCATTCTCTGATAAGTTAGTTTCCTTACCATCAAGTGCAAAAAGTTCTTTAAAATGCACAATGTAATATCGACCTTGTTTATGTAGTATATGACAAGATTGATATAGTTTTCTTTCTTTCCTAGAAGCAACACCTATACGAGATAGAGTCTCTCGTATCTTTAGAAAATCATCTGGTTCTTTCAGAACGACCTCAAGCATTTGCTCCTGTGTCCAGTTGTTACCTTCCATTTCTCCCACCTTTATTAAGACTTCTTTTAATAGTCTCTAGTTGTTCATCATCTAGTATATCAAGAGCAGACTTAGCCTTTTCATTACTGTATCCATAATACTCTTTAACATACTCTATGTCTTTTATCTTTTTCGCCTTCGCCCACTTTGTAAATCTTTTGCGTGGTCTTATACTATTTAGTAAAAAGTCAAATTGTAACTTCTTATCTAGGTGGTGTCTTTGATTTATTTCATTGACTAACATGATAGTATCTGGAAATGGTGCAAGACATTTATTCACAATAAATGGTGCATATTTCTTTTCCCACATCTCATCTTCACTATCAAGTAATTTTTCTTTGGTATAGTTGATTGCGTTTAGATAATCTTTTAATTCATACATTACCATAAACCCAATATTCTACCATTACCAATAATGATAAACAGACAAGTAGTAATATGTAGTAGAACCCATATTGTCCTAACAATCAACATCTGTTTATCATAAGGTTTTGTTTTTTCATCAGAGTAAGAACCTAATGAGTATTGCCATAACTTAACTAAACTCATTTAAACTTCACCTGTTGCATAATCTCTATCATACACGCAAGTAAGTTTATCTCTTGGTCTGCGACAAAGGCACTCTTATAAGAGTAATCAGCCAATACGAGAACCAAATGGGGAACAGTAGAACTATCAATCCTATCATACAAAGTATCATATAAAACCCTAAAAATACGCACAGGGTCATTGTCAAGATTGTTAACAATCCATTTTCTAACTTTTCCCAGTTCTTTCTCTTTAAATAATTGTATGAGTTCATTTACTTTCTCCTCTGATAAATTTACTAATATACCAGCGTCAATCTTTCCAGATACAGAATATCTTTGAAGTTCATTTAAAACTCTTCTCCAATCTGGAAAATGTTTGTTGAGTAGTTCTGCAACAGCCCTCTCATCAAACTTGACATTCTCTTGATTGAGTATGTTACTTACACTATCAAAAAAGTTCTTTGCAAGTTTAGGTTTCTCTGTATTAGGTATAATAAAATCTATCACACTACAACGAGAATGTAATGGTTCTATCAATCTATTCTTGAAGTTACAAGTTAGGATAAAACCACAGTTCTTGTGAAACTCTTCCATAAATCCACGCAATGCTGGTTGAGTAGATTGTGGATTAAGATAGTCAGCCTCATCTAATATGATATATTTTCTACCACCCTCTAGAGAAACAGTAGATGCAAAGTTTTTAATTTTAGTTCTGAGTACATCAATACCAGACTCTTCAGAACCATTTATCATCATTGAAGTTGCACCAATCTCATCTAACATTGCCTTTGCAACTGTTGTTTTACCAACACCAGAAGAACCAGATAGAATGAGATTTGGTATATGTTTATCTTTTACAAACTCAGAAAATGTGTCTTTTAAATTTTTAGGTAAGACACACGCATCAATACTTTTTGGTCGATACTTTTCGACCCATAAAAAAGTTTTCATAATATATCACCAAAATTAATTTGAGTATGTTGATTCTGGTTCTAATGCAATCCAATATTCTATGTTTGATTTATCATTTTTGAAATGACTAATATTTTTAGATGATATCTTTACATCATAATCACCATCAAATAATTTAAGATTTTCTACTTTGAAAAAGAATTTATATTCACCATCACCATCTGTTTTGATATCAGATGAATAATTATTTGCAGTATCATTCTTTTTATCTTTTACAAGAAGAGATGAGTTACCACTTGACTTTTGCAATACCATATCTGGTGAACCAATAACTCCTGCAGCTCTTTTCATCTCAAGTAGTTTATTCATGTCAAGGTGAAACTTGACTTCTTCAGATGGCATAGTAATAGTTTTAGTTGGTGATTGCACCACAGATGGGTCTGAATAAAAGTATGTCAATTTTTTATGTGGTTGATCTTCTTCTTTGATTGTCAAGTATTGTTCTTCAAATTCTAGAACAGGACTTTTAAAAATAGATAGAGATGCAAGAAACTCATTCAAATCATATATTGCAATCTCTTTTGGAAAGTTTTCTTCCACAGTTGCTTTTGCAACTATATTTTTCATAGAGGACATAGTGAGTAATTCACTACCCTCTTTGATAACTAAATTTTGATTTATAGTTGCAAAGTTCTTCAAAACCATAGTTGTGTTACTACTTAATTTCATAATATTATTTCTCCATGTCATTAATATAAAGTGCAATCATACCATAATGCACCACTTTTAGCAAGTCATTTCTGTCCTTACCATTCTTTCTTCCGTATCTTTGTGCATACTTGAGTATGTTTCCAATACAGAAACCTTCACCATGTCCACTATCTATGACAAACTCTGTAGCCTGAAATTTATTATGACTATAGTGTTTATCATATGTAGAGTCAATGTATTGTTTCAATTCATTTAAAATTTTATCTTCATTATATTTGTAATCAATTTTTCTTTTTTTCACCAAGGCCTCCACCGCCTCCACCATAACGATATCTACTATTTCGTAGTGTAGTTAATAATTTTTCTCTTTCTTCCTCAGATGCATCTTTCCAATTAAACATCTCTGGAGATATTATATTTGCATTTGCAGCCAGAGTTCTTCTTTCACCCTCACCAAAAAATGGCATAACTGCGTGTTTCAACCAATTAGGAAATATAAGTAAAGTTCCTGCTTTTGGTTTGAAATACTCTTCTGCAACTGGATATAGTTTTCT